AATTTTAGTGCCTATTTGTTCGTACCCATCCCAACAAGGAGCTTTAAGGTCAGTATGTGTTTGACAAGGCATATACCAAGTCTTACCGTCTTCTTCGTGTTCGTGATAGCCCATACATCCCATCTCGTTAGCTTTGTTTTCAGCTTCTTCTATAGTTTCATATACTTGTTTTCCGTCTATCTTTTTAAAACTAAATTTTTGACCTGTCTCTTCTTCTATTTGTTCCTGATTAGTAGCATTAGACAAATCGTTAAATTCTAAAGGTTGTAGAGTTTTAAAGTATAAATTAAGCACTACATCGTTATAAGCTAGTATTTCATCGAAAGCATTTAATAACATCTGCTGAAAAGGTCTAATAACTGTATTGTCCATAAGCGTTGAAGCTGTAACAATTTCGTCAGCATTATTTCCGAATCCTGTCATATCCTTAATTCCAAATAAAATTGGACTAGTAACCCTGTGAGCTACCATTATTTTTTTCATTGACTCAGTAGATAAAAATTCATATTGCTGTGGAGCATCACTTAACTGTACTGTCTCCATAGTTGCAGCAGAATCTGCAGAATCGTTAAAAGCTAGTATAAATCTTCCTGCATTACTAGTACCCTGGTATTTTGCAGCTATCTTTTGTTCTATAATATTTCTTTCTTCTTCTGTAGGAGTTCCGTTGTTAAAATTAAGAAGCATACTAGGAGCTAATCCGTTCATTATATTATTTAAATGATAGTTAGCTATTTCTTCTTCTAGTTCACAGTACTGAATCCCTCCTTGATAGTCTACAGGACTATAGTATTTAAATCCTGCTCTATAAGGTTTTATGTATAGTACTTCTATTTCTTGTTTAGACGTTCCAAACACAGGTAGACGTTCTAGATAGTCTCCTTGTTTATACTCTGACCAGTCATAATAATAATAATAAGCAGGTATCTCCCCCTCTTCGTTACATTTTTCTGCTCTTAAAGTTTCTACAGGTATGTGTTCTACTTGGGCTATTCTAGAATGGTCTTGACTGTATATAACCTGCATAGCACACTGACCCATTAATTTTAAATCACTAGCTAATTTTTGCTGCATACTTTCTGAAATCAAAGACTTCATTTGTGCATACTCTTCTGGTTTTTGACTAGAGTCTGTAGCATCTAAAAACTTTCCTACTATCATAGCAGAAATTCCGTTTATAATAGCATTGTTTGTAGCTGACCCATTATAACGATCAATAAGGAATTGAAAATAATCATTATCTGCTCCGTAACCTATCCAGTCCTGATTAGATACTTCTTTTATCTCAGGTGTGGTGTATGTGCTTAATTGTAAAAATTTATAATCCATTTTAGTATATTATATAATCGTTATTTCCTGAAGTGTTAATTGTATATTGTCCTAAATTCATATCATAATAATTATTAGTAGCCTGATCTATAGTTTGGTCTGTACAGAAAATTTTATCTCTAAATATTACAGTACCACTTACATTAGAAATTTTAATGTCATAAAACCTAGATTCTACTAAATTTAAGTTTAGCGTAATATACATCAAATCATTTGTTATAACAATTCCTGCTTCATCTTCCCAGTCATAATTAGCCAACTGCCATTGTAAAGTATTAGTGTTCCAAAAACTCCCTGTTGTAAAAACACAAATCTCTTCATTAGTACTTTCGTCTCTTATACAAATTTGAGCATCCGTTACATATTCTCTAGGAATTATCTCAAATGTTTGCTCCGCAGTTGTAGTAGTTAAAACTATCATTTCTTACTTTATAGTATAACGTACTTTTTATTTATTTTGCATTCCAAATGTATTTAAAAAGAAATAGGGGAATCTCTCCCCCTATAATCTTATCAAACACACAAAATCCTATTACGATGGGTCAATAGAAGAACCTATTGTAATTGCACTAATAACAGCAGAAGCACAGAAAAACGCAGGAAGCGTCTCTTGGGCTGTGAATGTCATATTAAAACCTGTAAAATCTGCTAAAGCAGTTCCAGTTCCGATAGTACCTGCAGAAGTATCCGCACCGTTGTAAGCTCCTACTAAGAAATAGTTTCCGTTAAAGTCTTGTACGAATACGTGAGGATTTCCTTTAGCTACATCTTGTAACTCAGCTTGAGTTTCCTTGTCCAGTTTTTGTAATTGTACTGTAACATTTTGGTCATAATAAATAGTTCCATTTTCTGCAGATGCAGTAATAGTTTGCTCTAGTCCACTTGAACCAGGTTTTACTAAATATTCATAACCTGAAGGAGTAGAACCAATAGCAGTAACCTCAGCTCCTGTTATTGAAAGTGCTCCTAGTAATCCATAGTCTACTAATATGATAGATTTTATTCCCCCTACTCCTTTAGTACAAGGAAGGTTTCTACCTGTAGATAATATTGAACAGCTCATATATTTATATTTTTTATAAAAAAAAGGGTAAGTAGGTTGTCCCCACCTACCCTAAATTTTGGTTAATTTAATTTATTAAGAATAAACTACGATGTCAGAAGAAATACCATAGTTTACAGAACCTGAGAATCTTGCGATAACTCTTGCGTTTTGCGAACCGTCTAAGTCTCCCATATCTAGAAGTTTAACCTCATTCATATTTGAAACTAAAGATGTTCCAAAAAAGATATTTGATCTTTCTGCAGCAAACATAGTGTTGTTAGCCATACCTGGAGCAACAAACACTTTTACTCCGTCAAAAGATAAAGAACCATTGTTCCACCACTGCGTACCCATATTGTTTACACCGTTAGCTCCTAGTCCATTTGCTCCGAATCCTCCTAATTGTCTTACGTAAGCTCTTGCTACGTTTTGAGATACATATAAGTATAAGTCCTCTTTTCCGTATAAAGCAGAAGGAATTTCATCTACAACTTTCCCCATTTCAGCAATTACATTTGCAGCGTCAACACCACCTACAACAGCAGTAATTTTTTGAGCAGCAGGAATAGTAGCGTCTGCAGCAGCTAAAGTTACTAGTCCGTCATATTCTCCTGCATTAGCATTAGCTCCAGACCAGATAGTTTGTTCTGTTTTTTGAGCAATTTCTGCAGCAACGTGAGCTAAGATAAAGTCAGCAAACGAAGGAGGCAGGTTTTTGAACCCACTGAATCCCATACTTTGAGCTTCCCAGTCAGATAAAAAGTCTTGCTTACATAATTGTAAGTTAACTTGTAGGTTAGTTGGTTCTAATAATCTTTCTGTCAAATCTATAGTAGACGTTGGAGAAAAATCACACGTAGCATCGACAACTAAGTTGTTAGTAGATACTTTTTTAATAACTTCTTTATAGTTAATATTTGGTTTTACAGAGATACCGCCATCTTCAATAGTACTAGCAGATAAAAGAGCAGCCGCAATATATTGATTTGCGAACTCTCCTGCATAAGTAGTAGTAATGTTAGTAGTAGTAGCTAAATTTACATTTCTTTTCATTTTATTATTTTTTATTGATATTATTTAATTTAGACAGAACTCTATCCATTGTTGTTTGAGGTCTGTTTTGTCCATACGTAAACCCTTCATTTTGTTGTTTAGAGGGTGCGTGAGCTAAAGGTTTTCTAGCAGGAGTTTTAGACATTTTTTCTTTTACTTTGTCTACTTCGCCATATTTCTTTTTAAGCTCTTCAATTTCTTCTTTTACTTCTTCGATAATAGGGCTAACAACTTCTACAACTGCAGCAACTATATCTCCAATTTCGTCTATTACTTCTTCAGGAGCTTCTACGATAATTTCTTCTTCTTCTAAGTCTTCTTTAACATCTTCTTTTTCGTCTTTGATTCCGTCTTTGTAACCTTCTTCTTCAGCTTCGTCTATTGACTCTAATCTTAGTTCGTCAATTAAGCCTTCTTCTTTTACTATTAGCATTCTACCGTCTTCTATTAAGTACTCTCCTTCTGGTAAAGGAACTCTTGAGTCCTCAGTGACAATAAAAACGCTTTCTCCCTTATCGTAGCTATCGGCAAATATTCTAGTACCGTTGTCCAGGATAAGTTCTTCTAGTTCAACTTGAACTCCTAGGAGTGTGTTGATCTTTTTTAACATTTCACTTGCTTTCATTATTTATTATTTATTTATTAATGTTTATTATTAATTCCAGAAATTTGGCATTCCTGTATAGTCCGTAACTTCTCTATATTTAGATTTTGCTTCGTCTGATAAACTCTGAGCATTATCTACTCTTTGTTTTAAATTGTCATAATCATAGTATACTTCACTAGGTGGAATACCTAACTCGTCTGCAGCTATTTCTAATTTATTTAAACTAGCTTTTAATATTTCTGCAGACTCTTCTAAATATCTTACACTACCATTTACTACATAGTTATCTAGATCGTATTTCATTCTAAAATCATCGTAAGCATCTATTACTTCGTCTCCGTACTCGTAAGCTAAGTAACTAGCGTCTGACTCTGCTTCCTCAAAACTATCTACTTCATTTTCTATGTCATCTACTAAGGATAAGTCTATTTTTCTTTTTGTGCTTAATACTGCGAAAACTTTATTGTCTTCTGAGTATAATTTGTTAAGTATGTTTTTTAATGCTTTCATTTATTTATACTGATTTTGATTCGTCTCTAAATTCTTGTTTTTGTCTTTCGAACTCATCTGCATAAACTAACCCTGTAGTTATAGCGTCTTTATGCTCGTAATAAGCAGGATAAACTTGAGTTACGTCTATACCTAACTCATCTGCAGCTTCTTTAATTTTATCTAAAACAGCTTGGTCAGTATTAAAATCTTCTTCAGTTAATAAAGGCTCTCCTCTTTGAAAATAAATAGAATATATTTCTCTACCTAGATCAAACCATTGGTCAAATTTTTCAGGAAACCACTCTTGCGTAAAATAACTTAAATTGTCTACTTCCTGCTGCATATCTTCGTAAGTTCCATAAGAAAATTCATCTATAAGACCTAAGTCTACTTTTTTAGAAAGCTCAGTTCTATTCTTTTTTAATTTATCTAAAATAACTTGGTTGAATTTTATAGGCATATTATTGTTTTATATAGTTATAACGAAAGGTTTATTTTTTTTGCATTTTATCCTGTAATTCTACCAATACCCTGAGACCATAGAGAGCCGTCACAGCACTCTCTTGAATAAGTGTTTTGGTCTTTACAGTAACACGCTCTGGAGCTATTACTAGGACTAGCAGGGTTCCACCTAGCAGCATAAGGTTGAGCTTGTCCTCTTCTATTAGATTTATTTATTTTTTTTCTTACTGGCATATTAGTTTTTTATAGAATCTATTATCATTTTTTTAATTCTTAATAACTTGACTCCTGCCTTTATTTCAGACTTTAAATTGTCTTGTATTTTTTCTTTAGGTCTTTCTTCTTTGTCTAAAAAGAATCCTTCTATACTGAATCCTTTAACAGAACCATTTTTAACAAAGTCGTTCCAAATTTCATCGTTGTTTACTTTTACAGCACCCATCCAAGTTCCTACTGGAACATCCATATTGTATAAAGCAGTTTTATCTTTTTGTTTGTCTTCAACTATCCAGGACTCTACAAGTGTTAATCCTTCTATGTCAAATTTGTGTTCTAGTGTAGCATTGTTTTGTTTTCCCTTCATAAGAAATAACTCACTAGCTTTTTTTACTGTGTCTTTAGAGAAGTATATATAGTACTCTTCTTTACCGTCTTTCCTGTAAATAGTCTTATTAGGTATAAGTAATGCACCCATAAGAATTTTCTTTTCATCGTCAATAGATTTAAGTTTAACTTCTTTTTGGTCGTTTAATGCTACAAAATTTTCTTCTATAGCAGGACTTTCAACAATACTGATAGCATCAATACCTGCGTATTCGTCTTCTTCGTCTATAATTAATTCAACTATTTTCATATTAGTATAACGTGTTTAAATTAGTTTTTGTTTTTATCCTATTGTAGCTCCCTGAACTATATTCCTGTCTAGGCTTTGAGCAGTAGTTACTTCGTTACTTACAACGTATGCTTTTATAGGAGCTTGAGTTTGTCCTGTAATTGCTTCTGCTAATTGACTAGTATCGTTTTGACCTACTATATTAAATGCAGGTGCACTAACTACTGGAGCTTGTATTGCAGGAGAACCTCCTTTGTCTTTACCTCCTACAGATGAAGCTACTTCTTTAGTAGAACTAGTCGCTGCTTTTATAGCCATAATAATTCCTGCAGCTTGTCCTGCGTAAGCAAGTAATGGTAAAATGTTTTGTGGAAAACCGATCTTAGCAGTTTCAGCAGTACCTGCAGCTATAGAACTTCCTGCCTTTGCTGCTTCTAAATTAGTTTCGGCTGTAACTATACTAGCTTTGTTTTGTAATGCTCCTATGTCAATTAAAAACTCTTGTAGAGCTATAGCTTGTTTAGCAAGTAATAAAGCCTTGCTTAAATCTGATTCTTCTCCTCCTAGCTGTATTAAGTTGTCTAGTGTGTCAGCTTTAAATTTTCTTTTCTTTTCTTCTAGATCGAGCTCTGCTTCTAGTATTTTTTCAGCTTCATCTATTTTAACTTGCTGAGCTTTTTCTGCTTCTTCTGCTCTTTTATCTGCTTCTTCTTGGTCTTCCTGGTCGAATTCCGCTTGTTGTTCTTTTAGAGCTGTTCTTTTTTGGTCTTCTAAAGCAAGTAGAGTTTCCTGTTCTACATTACCTGCTAACGTAGCTTTAATAATTAATTGTTCGTAATATAAATCTAAGTCTGCTAATTCTTTTGCTCTTAACTCTTCTTTGCTAGTCAATAGAGCTTTGTCTATTTCTTCTTGTAGTTTTATATCCTCTTTAGCAGCTTCTAGTTTTTGTCTTCTTAATTCGTCTGTAATCTTCTTTTCATCGTCTAGTTCTTTTTTTCTTCTCTTCTCAGCATTACTATCTAGTGTAGCTAAAGAAGTTTCTATTTTAAATCGGTCTTTTTTGAGTAAATTAATTTTATCTTCTAACTCTATTTGCTCTTCAGTTTTTGTATTTTTTTTCTCTGCAGTAATTAAAGCTAAATTTTCCTGATAGTTATAACCTTTTCTAATATCAAAAGAAGCTTTAAGTTTATCAAAGAAAGTAATCTCATTATCTCTAGATTTTTGTTTTTCTAATAATAATATATTTTCTTCTAGTTCAGCTTTATTAAGTTCTTGTTGAACTAATAAGGTTTTTCTTAATGTTAACAGAGTTTCGTCTGTAGACTCTCCTTTTAACTCTTGTAATCTTAATTGACTGTTTAATAAATCTACTTCATTATTTAATATTTTCTTAGTGTCTTCAAGTTCGGCTTGTTGTCTTTTTAGTTCTTCAGTAGAACCTGAAATAAATCCTGTTATATCTTCCCAGTATGTAGCTATAGTTCCTAGTGCCACTACTATAAGTCCAATACCTGTAGCTGCTATTGCTACCCTTAAACCTTTAAATGTTTTTGATAATCCTTTGACAGTTGTTATACCTTGAGTAATACCTTTTTGGAAATCCTGGAACTTTGTTACAGCACCGCCTGTAGCTTTATCCAAAAGTCTTACAGCATCTCTATTTTTAGACGCAGTCTTGTTAAACTTTTCTAGTGCGTTTTGTACACCTTGTATGGCAGCCTCTGCTTCCTTACCGCCTTCTACTCTTATTTTTTGGACTGAATCACCCATTTTAATTCTGTTTTTAATTTGTTTTTAGTTTCTTTAAAATTTGTAGGAAGTTTCTTTGCTCCCTGTGCAAATCTTATGTTCTCGGTTTCTCCGTTAGCATATTTTAATAATTCTATTATATTTTTTATCATAATTATATTTTATGGAAACTCACATCCTATTGCTGTTATTACTCCGCTTGAGTTAAGAGTCATAACCATTATACTTCCGTTATTAGGACAGTGAGTTGTAGTTTCTGACGTACCATCTTGATAATAAGTCCCTGCTCCTAACGGTATACTTAATGATTGATCTGCATAAATTATATTTCCATTACTTAAATTTTCTGCATTTCCTACATTTGATCTATAATACACATCCCTTGCAATATTTTGAAAACTCACATCAGTTAAAACTAAATAAGTTTGATTGAAGTTATTAAGTAGTTCTATATTGCTTTCTCCTGACTGTAAATTAGTTTCTATTGTATTAATATTAAATACTCTACCGTTTATAGTAAGAATATCATTTAGTTTTAGTTTAAATAATATTTTTAAAGGCAAATAGGCTTTAACTTTTATTAATCTTCTGTTAATAGTAAATATGCTTCTTATATAATTTCTGTAATAGTTAGCAAATAAAGTTCCACTAAAACTATCGTTTGGAGTATACTCGTTTGTCTCTTCATAAAAATTAATATTACTAGTACTAACTGCAGCGTCTGTACTCACACTGTTAGAGGGTATAAAATAACTTGTTACTTCTTTATGTGTTGAAGTTGTATCTCTAAAAGCTATACTTTTATAGTTAGCAGAATTACTATTTATTAGTATAGGATAAAATAATAACGGTTTGCCTATATAAGCATCCTGATTATCGTCAACAAAATAAGCATATTGAATAGAAGTTTTATTAGTACTAGGAGTTAAATTTGTATTAGCGTCTACTAACCTTTCATTAAGAACGTGCTCTAAAGGAATTTGTATAGAGTAAGATTCGTTATTACCATCAAAACTATCTCCATTAGTTGTAGAGTCTCCTGTAAACTCTTCTGCTGCCCAAGATTTGCCTGTTAACTGATTGTATTGTTTTGCTAAAAAAGTTTCTGTTCCTTCATAACTAAAATTAATCTCTCTATAAGGTAAAGCTGCATCTACAGAACTAGAGTTCACATCTACGTATTTTGATATATCGTAAGCGTTGTATGTAGCATAAAAACTATCTAAAGGTTCTACTTTTATATTTCCAAAATCTGCGTCTGCAGCATCTTGAACAGTATATGCCGTTAAATTAAACATTTGGAAAATAGAAGTTAAAAAATCTAAAGTCTTTATATCTGGAATTTGTTGACTAACGACAAAGTCTATAGAGGCATCTGCAGTTACTGTATTAGTTCCAGTAATGTACGTTTCTTGCCAACCTGAATTTCCAAAATATCCAGACAATTCCCACTTTATACTAGAAAATGTTAGACTAACTCCACTAGCTACAAAAATAGTTACTGTGTAACCTGCTTCATCCATTATAGGCATATCTGCTCTAGTCAAAGTTCGTGTTCCACTTAATCCAATATGAGAAGACCAAGTAACAGTATTTCTAGAAATTACTACATCGTAAAAATCATTAGTGTTTGGAGTTAGCGTTAAGGACTGAGTAATAGAAGGTAAAGATGTATTATTAGGACAAGGTGTGCTACTATAAGGATTACAAGACGAGTAAACTTCTAAAGTAGTTCCTGAAAGCATAGTAGTAAATTGCTGTGCTGTTCCAAACTCTGTAACTAAAGTAGGAAAACTTTGTATTTGTTCTGCAGGTTCTACGCTACCTTTCTTTCTGTGTAACCATATAAATAAATTATAGTAAGGTAAATTAGTGTTATTAAAAAAGTCATTTGTAAAATTAATATTATAATGATTTTCAATAGCTTGTATTATTTTATGTATTCTTATAGCATATTTTAAGTCAGACCATAACACACCGTTTTTTGTTCCAGTATTATGAAAATATAAATTACCATCTAATACATTATGAGTTTGTGAATTATAATATAATCTAGAAGGATTTAAGTCATTGTCTTCATTTGAAGCTCCAGATGTAATTAAAGGACATAATATGTCATTATTAATACTTTGTAATCTTGCTTCTATTTGAGTATTGCTATAGGTTAATTGTATATTAGATAAATCAGGTAGAGCAGCTAATTTGTCATCTCCTAGTAAATCTTTTAAACTTACAGTTTCTCCGTAAAAAACTATTCTATAAGCATAGGCTTTATTTATTTTAAGATCGACTCCTTCTAGCTTTACAAAACCTTTTTTAAAAGCAATATTATTAAGTTGAATCTCTGCTGCAGTTTTAAATCTTGCATCGTAAAAGTTAGTAGAAATATCATAGTTGTAATAATGCTTAAAAATCTGATTATTAATTTTAGAAGCAGGTATTGTAAAGTCTTTAGTAAATTCTACAAATATTTTACCAGGGTCTTTTATGTTTTGTATAGTTTGGTTTATAGTAACCGTTTCATCTTTGAACAAATCTACTCTTTGACCACCTATATATAATTGTAGTTTTTGCATTATCTAACATTATTTATATAATCGTAAGACATATCAAACTCAAATGTGTATTCTATTAATTTATCATTTAAAACAGTTTTTTTAACCATACTACTTTTTTTAACATTTAAGGGTATATATTCTGTAGCATTTGGATTACTAGGATTAAGTCTTGTTAACCACACTTGTTCAGATAATAGTAATTGTTCAAACCATTGGTTAGCCCACTCAGGATAAAAACCAGAACTTAAAGTTAGACTAGTATTAGCTACAGTATTAAAAACTTGTTTTGTGTGTTCACTTACATTATAACCACCAGAAGAGCTAATAGTATTTCTTTGGTATTGTTCTTGTTTTTTATTTGTTGTATTTACTGATTTTAAGAAAAACCAAATATCCTGTAATGCTCCAAATTTATTTACAAATGTTATTCTATTTCCGTCTCCATATTTAGTACAGTCAACTCTTACTATATTAACTAGATATTGACCGTAATTAGAACTAGCTGAAATACTTGTTTGACTAGCTCCATAACCTGCATAACCCATAGAAGCGTCTACAGCTATATAAGGCAAAACTCCTGCAGTATTATTAGGAACATATATATAATACACATCTAAACTTTCTGGATTAGTATTTAATAACCAACGTGGTCTATTGCTAAAAGGTATTGTAGGATTTGAACCTTGTTCGTAAGTACCGTAACCATCGTAACCTACGTCTGTTATTGTTAATGTAGTTAACGCTGTTCCTGTTCCGTCTGTTGAAGCGTGTGAGGTTAAAGTACAAATTATTGCTAAAGTTTGTGCTGTATAACTGCCACCATAAGTAATATTTAAAAAATCTCTACATAGTTCTGATATTTCCCAAAGCATAGTAGCTCCTGCTGTTGTAGATTTAACTAAAGTATATTCTATAGTACCATCAATACTAATAGTTAATTGAGCAGAATTAGCTCCTGTTCCTGCTGTAGCTGATTTATATTGAGGGCTTCTTAAAGCTATTGCTGCCATTATGTTATAGTTATTATTAATTCGTTACTGCTTTCTACTTTTTCAAAAGCTAATTTTATATCTCTTCCTAGTGCATCTTCTAAGTCTGATTCTAGGTCTCGTGTGTATTGTTCAAATGGAGCTGTAAAGAAATTACTTGCTCTTATTCCTGTTAGATATATACTTCTAGAAATTAGAAATACAATACTTTTTCTTGGTAAAAATCTTCCTGTCTCTGGGTCTCTTATATTGTCTAGGTTTTTTGTTATAACCCATTTGTCTATAGCTCCTCTTAATCCTCCTTTTTTTCCTGACCCTGTTCCAAATTTATAAGGACTCATAGGTGCTTTGTTATATCTGCTTATAGAATTAGGAGGCATCTTTGATGGTGCTGCTCCCTGGACTCCTAGATCGTAGAACTTAGCATAATCAGTTGCTACAAAGTCTACCTCAATACTATCGTCTGTGTCAGAAATATTATAACTTAAACTATTATATAAATCTCCATTTGAGTTATTAGACTTTGCTAAATTGTTTTTAGCTGCAGAAATTACATTGATAGCAAACGCATCCATTATTTTATTTACTTCTGCTAACATATATAAATATCATTTTCTACAGTTATATTTAAATTCATAGCCCATCCTACTAACTCATTTCCGAACCTGTCAAAGAAAGGCTCAAAAGTTACGTCTGTACTTACTTGGTACATATCGTTAAATAGTTGTCCTGATCTCATTTGCTCTACAAGTCTATTGCCTACTCCTAGTTGCGTATTTAGAATATCCATTTCATCTGTGTTCCCTGTGAATTGGTCTACTACTACAGCTTTGTTTATATCTATAATGTCCATTAGAAGTATAGTCATATTGTATGTCATTACTTGTCCGCTCTGAACTACGTTGTTTACTATAATATGAGACAAAGGAAATATAGTTTGCTTTCTTAAATCTACTTGAGTTATGTCTCCAAACGTAACTGTCTTAACAAAAGGGCTTAGTAGTAACTGCTCCTCTAGTTTATTCATTATAAGATAATAACTTCTTATACCTCTTTTATTACTCATTTCTTAAAGTATTTATATATTAAATAAAGTACTAGCGAAACGCTAATACAAACTGGACAAGGATGTAATATTGATATATTCATTTATTTATTTTTTATTTTAGATACTTGTATCGTATTCTTTTCTTTTATATACATTAACGCACTCAAACATTTATGGAAATTTATATCAGTAACTTCATCTAGTTTTGTGACATCTTCGTTTGCGAGTCTCCAGACAGAGTGATACCATCCGTACTTAACATTGAAGTTAGCTTCTCTTGAGAGGTCAGGTTCTCCTTGTTCTTCAAAGAGTGCCTCATAACTTTCACTAAGTCCTTTTCTAAATTCCAAAAAAAAAGCATACAACCCATTACTAAATTAAGTGGCATCTGCTTCATTAGTTCCCAGTAAGTGTCCCCTTTATATTTTTCTATCTCATAACTTCCTTTATAGTTTTGCATAACAGGTCTGTATAAAACAGCCATAGCTTTATGCATATTTTTCCACTCGGTAATATAAGTGTCTACATCTACATACTCTCCAAAAGTCATATCGTCTAGCTGTGGAATAAAACCAAACTCTAGTTTATCAAATTTCCACCTGCTTATAAGCTGTGGTTTTTCGTCTAGTATTTTATTGATCTGGTCACAGATATTGAACACATCACTCATTCTTAACTGCAAAGAGTTGTCTTTAGGTAAACCGCAGAATATCTCTAGCATTTTAATTGCTATAGTTTCTTCTGTAAGATTTTCATCTGTACACTCCTCTAGAAACTTTTGATATTGTTCTAGAGTTATATCTTGCATTCTTGTAGGAACATTTACTTTTACCTCCATATAATTATATAACGTATAAATTAATTTTTTTTAAATAAAAAAGGGCAGCCTTTCGACTACCCTAATTTAAAACAACTTAGCTGACTTACCAAAAATATTGGATTTATAGTGAACTTTTAACCTGCAATTACGAAATACAAAACACTGATAACAAAAATTATTATTGCAAGTCTCAGAACTCGGAAAGTTGTTCTTTCTTTTTTTGGGTTTCTACCCTGGTTACTTCTATACTGTCTCATAACTCTAATTCTGTTATGATGAAACCACTCCTTGTTAGTCATTAAGTAATAAATAAAGTTTCAAACACATTATACAAAAGCTTAGTACAAGTCATTAAAGTTACTACAGCAAATGTAAAAGCGAATACTATAGCTGTAAATTGAACTACTAGTCCTGCCCAGTAGCTTAAAAAGTTATCTAAATTTTCTCTGTTCATATTTATATTTTTATAGTTTCTTTGTTAATAATATTATTTTCTAAGTCCAGGATAGTATAGCCTTGAGCTACTAGGAGTTTAATTGCTTTTTTTTGTTCTTTAACTCTTTCTTGAATCCTGTAAGTTTCGAATATTTCATTTGATATTGGCATAGTTTTAATTTTTTTGTGTTAACTCAGGTAGACCCCATTTATTATATGTTAACTGAAAGTCAAAGTCAAAGCCGCAGAACTCACATATAAAGTTGTATGGGTCATTTTCTTTTTTACAGTTATCACATTTTATAAGTTTCATTACTAAGTTTTAAATTAAAGGGATTTTAATTTGTCTGTGAGTAGGTGCTCCCTGTTTACACCCTTTTGCTATTCTAGGATAGCTCCTTGGTTGCCTCGTTAGGTTTTGCTTTGACCTTTTACTTGCTAGACCACTCTGCATATTTTGAGAGTTTTACTTTAACAACATTATAAAGTTACAAAAAGTTATCTACATTTCCAAATAATATATAAAACGAATTTATTGTTCGTATTAAGATATTATAATTGCAGTATAAATAATAAGCCATAAGGCACATAACTAAAACATAGAAACTTTCGAAACATTAAACCAAGATTACACAGAACAAGGAAAAGCTGATTTAATAGATTTTATTATGTCAGACAAAGAAGCATTATCTCACTTTAAATTATTATTAACAGAAAATGATAATGACTTATTGGAATACAGGTATAATTTGTTTGCTAATTATATAGAGTACGAAAACGACTTAAACGGTGCTGCAGATGCAATAACTAATTATAACCTAAAAAGATTTTTATTACAAGTTGTAGAAGCTAAAAAATTACTAGACAAAAATTTAAAATAGATTAATTGCGAGGTGGAGCAGAGGTCAGCTCGTTGGGCTCATAACCCAAAGGTCGTAGGTTCGAATCCTACTCTCGCATCTACTTATTTCCAGAACTCTACTTTTCCACATTTAGAACAGTAGAAATAAAAACCATTTTGTAGTGAACCAGTAGGAGTCATTACTATTTTACAAAACCTACAAGTCTTACCTGATTGCGTACTTTCCATAATTAGGTCTGGCTAGTTTGTTATAAATTCCGTAACGGAGGCTGTCGATAAAATGATTAAATTTATCTTCAGGTTGATTAAGTATATTTCCGTTCTTGTCTTCTTTCCATTTATAATTACGAAATTCTTTAATAGCATTAAGACTTTTCTTGTTTACGTGTATAGTGTATCTCTTTAACATATCTATTCCTATGTTAATTGAGTCTCTTCCTTTTGTACTAGGTTTTATATTCCATCCGTATCTATAGAGTTCGTCAATAGTTTTCGGTTCTGCTGAGTCTGCAAAGATTTCATCACGCCTATTAATACCTAGACTAAGTAATTCATTATGAATATCTCTATTAGTCATTCCTGTTCTGTATAACACCTCTTCGCAGTAAAGGTTAGTATCGTGTAAGTAAATTTTTGATATGCAAGTAGGATCATTAGTATAGCCAAAATCCATACCATAAGAAACGAACTTAGCATTGTCAGGTATCTTTTCTATTTCTCTAAACTGAAATATAGTAGCTTTACTTTGTCCGACCTCTCCTAGTCCATATATTCTCCAATAGTTTTCGTCTGTAAACTGTAGTCTTTCTATTTCTTTTACTATAGACTCCTCCAGAAACTTATTATTTTTATAAGTAGTTTTATAAAAGTCTGCATCTTCTCTTACTTTTACTTTATCGTATATCCAGTGAAATTCGTCTGAAGGATTGTAGTCTAATATAATACGTCCAACTGTTCGGAACACGAGCTGATTCCAGTCTTCCCAGGTGCACTCGTTTGCTTCATTCAAAAAAAGTATATCTCTTTTACGTCCTCTTACTTTTTGTGGAGAGTCTAAGCTTATAAACTCTACTAGGTTGCTGTTTATCTTGTATTCGTGACTTGTCTTATTATGATCTTGTTCACTATATAATTCTTGAGATTTTAGTATCTCAAAGAAATCTCTCATAGCTGAAGTCCTTAACGCAGGAAAAGTTTTTCTACATATAGAAACTACTTTGTTTTTTTCTCTAAGGCAATAACCGAATATAATCCAGATTAAAATATTATATGTTTTACCGCTTCTAGAACCGCCCTGCTCTATTACTATTTTCTTTTGGCTTTTTTCTAAATGCTTCCAGACTATATTAGTTTTTAAGTCTCTCACTCTACTACTTCAATTCTAAATTCTTTATTGTCTCCAGTATCTATTTCCTGGCGTGGAACATAACCTCTAGACTTTCCTATAGTCTTTAAGTAGAATATTATAGAAGTTTCTTTTTCGCTTTTAATACAGTCAAATAGTTTAGACTCTACAAAATCTATAGCTGAATTCTTTATGTCTTGTACTTTAAGTCTGTACTCTTCATCTTCTTCTAACCATCTATAATGAGTTCTTCTGTTTATACCTGCGTTTATACTTGCTGTCGATACTATGCCTAAGCAGTCATCTAAAGCTTCTAACATTTTATCTTTATTTTCTGTTTTCATTATATCTTTTTTATAGTGTGACATTTGAGACATCACTCTACTAATATAACGGAAAATATTTAACTTTTAATTAAAAGAGTTTTATAGAGTTTTTCTTTATAAGTTAACTTGTCAAGTAGTTCATTAACTTGGTCTAAAGAATCTCTAGTTTTTAAGCCTTTAATTTTATCGTACATAGATAATGCTTCTTTGGTATCTACTATAGTATTTTTAATAATATTTAGCCAGGTCAGAAATTCTGGTCTTCTACTTAATAATTCATCAAACTTAGTAAGTCTATGATATATAGTAGCGTGAGAAGAAGTTTTACCTTTGCTTAGATAAAAATTAGATATTGAGTGAAGCGTTTTATTATGCAGGTATCTCATTATGTAGTCAAAGAATGTTCTGCTGTCTACGTGGTTTTGTGTTTTTTGATTCTTGAATATATCTGTCTCTGTTAGATTTATTACCAGATCTGCTATTTTGTCGTAATCTTTCATATTAAAATAAAGTTTTTTCTCTTTTTAATTTTTTATTTGCTTTGTTATATATGTCTGTTAAATATTCTAAAGTATCTATTTCGTTGTTATAAGCTGACATATAGTTTTCTTTACACATTTTTCTTATAGCTAATATGTTTATTTTCTTATTATCATAATATAACATCTTTATAGCTCTAACAAATTTTTGTGAAAAGGGAGAAGTCTTTGAAGGATATTCATTCATTATCTTTAGTATTTCAAAAATATTATGTCCTGTTTTTAAATCTACTTCATAACTGCCAGTTTTTAATTTTCTCTTTAAGTTACAATATACTCTTCCTTTCATAAAAAGCTCTAAACTATTAATAGGTTTTAATTTACTTTCAGTTACTTTATTTAAAACTTCAGCTTTTTCTAGTGCAGACTTTATATCTAAATGTCCTTTTCTCATTTGATAATTAGCGTAGTCTAGTGAAGTCCAATTAGAACTAGTATTATTAATGTCTATAGTATGTGAATCTTTTTTCCAGGCTTTACTAATTATATAGGGTACTACATATCCTAGTTTTTGAAGAGTCCAGAACCTATGCTGACCGTCTACTATTTGGTTTTCAGTATTTAATATTATAGGAATTTGTATTCCAATTTCTTTAATACTCTTTTCTAGTTTGTTTAGTATTCTTTGATTAGGCTCTCTATTAGAGTCTAGTAGTTTAAACAAGTTGTAGTTTTTAGTTTCGTAAATGTTAAATTTTTCTATGTTCATATTATTAATTTTAAAGTGTTCCTTTTATTATATACTGGTCTATGTCAAAGTTAGACTCTATAAAGTCTTTGTATATCTCGATACCTGCGTGTACAGAAGCTTCTCCTTTTAAGTAGAAATTCTCTGAGCAGTCCCAGACCCCTACGTCTAAATTCTTTTTGTCTATACATAAAAACTTAAAGTCCTTGTAATCTACGTTAAATAGCTTACAGTATATGTAGACTTGGTTAAAATACTTATAAGCATCTGCAGACTTATAAAAGTTCTTTACGTCTATAGTTGTTTTTAAATCTACTATGCCTCCTTTGTTTTTCAACACGTCTGCCTTACCTCGAAAAGGATAGCCATTTATAGTATCTATCATAGGTATCTCAAACTGTGAATCCTGAATTAAACTAAGTGCTGTCTCGTTTCTAAGTAGTGCGTCACATAATCTTTCTGCATCGTTTTTCTCTTTCATTGTAAAAACCTGATCGTGAAACTTTTTAGCTTCTTTAAACTTATTGGTGTTCTTGCTTTGAACATCTACAAAAACAATATCATTTATCTTTTCTGGTTCTAATATCATTGTATGGAATAAGTGTCCGTCTCTTAATGGCTGCGTTTCTTTTTGACCATATTTATTAATATATAAATAAGTCTTTGCACTATCCAGAAGAAGTTTAATAGAACTACTAGACAAAGCATTTTTTCCTAGATAACCATAGTAGTAATCGTCTGAATACATATTATCTATTACTTCCTGTTTATTTTCTATTTTACCGTTAAGAAGTTTAATTGAATTTGTCATAGGCTTTATTTTTATTTTTAAGTAGTTTTATTATTATCTCTTTGTCAGCTATAATATCACATAACTGTTTAGCGTTGTCTTGTTCTTTTAAGTATGCAGTTCTAAGACAGTCTATTTCTGCTCTATACATTTCTATTAAACTATCTTTTGCTGTCATAGGTTTATAAGTTTTCTAAGTTTGGATATTTCTTTATTTAGCTTTTCTACTTTAGCTTCTGCTTTACGTGCTCTTTCTACTGCTCGTAACTTGTCAGCTCGATACTCCTCTTTAATCTTATTATAAATAAATCTATCTGTTTGAAGTGCGTTAGTATAAAATATAGTTTCTAGAAAAGACTTTATAAATAATCTTAAATCTTTATTAGAACTTTCTTTTTTCCACTTGTTTAAAGTTTCTAAACAAATAGTAGTATGTGAGTTATATTCTATGTCTTTAAGGACTTCGGTTTTATCGTGTTTAATTTCCAATATGTATAATTTTCTCTTTTATAAAAGTAAGAAAAAAATAAATACGAACCTAATTGTTCCAGTTTATCCTAGAGGCTAAGTTTTCTTTTAGAAGGTAAACTTCTTTTGATTCTTTTTTGTTACTCCATAAAGTAGTACTAGGACAGTATCTCTTTTGTACTTTAGGAAGCTTAATATCATTTAACCAAAACAAATAATTACCTTTTTCGTCTGCAACGAAATATAACTTAACTATGTCTTTATCCATAGACATTAAGTAATCTAGTTTAGATTTTTCTAGTAGTTTTTCTGGATAGTATTTATTGCGGAACTTCATTTCTATTACACATCTTATGCGGTTTCCGTCTTTATCAGTCTTAGGAGTATATCCTGAAGCGTCATAGTGTTTGTACTTGTCTTCGTTTCCTGTCCATTTCAAGTCCCATCCGTCTAAATTAAGCAGAAAAATTACTGCTTTCTCATATTCCTGGACTTGTTCTAGTTTCATTTTCTTACTCTATATTTTTTAGACTCATTAAACTTTATGTTTAAATGTTTTATCCATTGTAAAATAGTCTTTGGAGAACAAGTACAAGGACGATAAAAAGTATGATTCTGATATTTAGCGTGGAGCTCACAAATTAATTCAAACTCTTCATTACTTAAATGCTGACCGTCTTTTGATCTAAAGTCTTTCCAAAGAAAATAATCTTTTCTATCCATTTCTATTTATTTTAAAATTATTTAGAGCGTCACGTCTTTCTTCACAGCCGCAGCTTTCATAGCCTAACCAGTCTACTACTACTTTGTTTACTAGCCATTTTATACCTGTCCACTTAAATATAAACTCTAGTTTATCCCCAATTTTTAGATTCATAAAATTTATTTATTTGTTCTTTAATGTTCTTTACTGTATTGTATAACGAGTAATAACTAATATTTGTATCTCTACTAAGTTGACTTATACTTTTATTATGTATAAAAATTTCTTCGAATACTTTTCTTTGATAGTAATTAAACATTTTGTTTTTATCATATCTATCAAAATCAAAAACTTCACTGTCTTTAGTCATTTCTATAAAGTCATCGTTTAGTAACCACTCTTCTATACATTTATGCTTTTCAAATTTATCGTCTTCTATTTCTTGGTATTGTTCTACTATTAGACTAGCTTTTATTTTATCAGAATTATCTAAAGAAATTATTTTTACTTTCGCTTCTTGTCGTTTTAAATCCAGAAATAAATTTCTAAGAGTAACATATACAAAATACCAATTAACTTCATTATCATTATACATTAATGATTTGTTATGCTTTTTTAACCAACTGTTAATAGTGATATATAATTCTTGAACTAAGTCTTTTGCAGTGTCAGGATTACATCCCCAACTTTTTAAGTAGTTAAGCCAAGTCTGCTCTTTTTTGACTAATTCTTTTATTTCACTTTCCACAACAGAAAGATAAGAAAAATTTTAAAAAGGTTGAATTATTTTTTTTAGAACACTAACTCCGTTTATACTAAAACCTACATTATTAACTAAAGCTCTAAGTTTTATAGGGTCATCAATACTTGTCGGTCTACCTCCAGTTTCAGTTTCTTTAACTTTTCTAACGTGAATCATAGAAATCATAAATTCTGTGGGGTGTTGTATATACCTGTGAACTACTAGAAAATCGTCTGCTCTGTTTACAAACTTTCCTCCTCCTTCTACGTCTGCAGCATTAGGCGGTATAGGATGACCTGCGTATTCGTGCTCTAGTCTGTGCATAATTCTTAATGCAGAAGTGTTAGCGTGAGTGTTAACCCAAACAGCTATATTGTTTTTCTTAGCAAATATTCTTAGCTCAGTTGTAGCCTGATAGTCGTACTCGTGACCACCTACAGAACCAATTAATTTAGGGTCTTTTATTAAAGAGTTGTAAGGGTCAATAAGTAAACCTTGGTAATTCCAGGCATCTTTTATAACCTTACATAAATCTAGAAGTTCTCTATATGTATAAGTTTTATTTGAATCTATAATCTTAAAATGATTATAAATAAATTTACTGTGTTTTTCAAATTGTTTTTGTGGCACATCTTGTATAGGTCTTTCTTCAAGAAACTCTATAAGTTTTCTAATTATAGAATAAGCTTCATTCTCACTAGAAAATACTAGCCATTTGATTTGATGCTTAATTGAATAAGCTAACATTAAATAAAGAACTATTGTAGTTTTTCCTGTATTAGAATGTCCTAGTACTATATTAAAACTAGAAGGTTTAAATCTAAAGTATTCGTCTATTTCTGGAATACCTAATATTAATCCTTCTTTAACTTTTCCTGATCGTATGTCTTGTAAATGTGCAGTAACTTTCTCATAGTTTATTAGCATTGTTTAAATGTAGGAATTTTAAGTTGAAAAAAAAAGGGAGCTATTAACTCCCCTTTATTAAAATGGTAGGTCTTCTTTAGCTTCCGCTCTTGGCAAGTGTGCTTTCTGAGCATCATCAGATTTTTGTAAAGGAATGCTTCTCTTGGCATAAAACTTGCTAGGGTCAGCTTTCTTAGACATTATGTCTAGAACAATTTTATCGTTCCCTTCAGACTTAGCTTTGTTTAACATTTTAATACATTCATCTACATCCATTAAAAAATGCAGTTTAATAAATTCATACTTAGATTTGTAAGGAGCTACGCAGTTCCAGTACTCAGTTTCGAAATTAGACATTTGTTATTTGTTTTAGTTTGTTATAAAATAATTCAGTAGTTTCTAGTACCGTACTACTCTTGACGTTTGGTGTGTTAGAATACAATAAAGCTGCTGACCTTAAGCAAGACTGAAACTCTATTGATGTTTGCTGAGAAACTGGTTTTTGAAAACTTTTCGTTTCTGTTTTTTGATTTCTAATTAGTCTAGCTGTGTTATACTTTGGACTACTTATTTCAAACTCAATTTCGTCTCCAACTTTTTTAGAAAATTGTGTTCGAACCTCCCCTTTGTATTCTTTTAATTGATAAAATTTAAAACTTTGTCCGTTTGCTAGTGTTACATTGTAACATTGATTTTTGTCAAAATCTGGTTCTCGATTAATAAATGTAATTTTTCCTGTCATTATTTTGTGTGTTTAATTAATAAGCAGACTTTCTGCTCTTTCTTTTTGAATTGTAAGTAATTCGTTTTCTTTTTCTAGCCAGTGTATTTTTTTGTCTAGAAACTCTATTCTGTCATAGAGATTTTGGATTTCTATATTCATATTTTTTCTGTGTTATAAATACAAATATAATAAAAATATAATAAACAAAAAAAGGGAGCAGAAGCCAGGCGGCTAAATACTCCCTTAACACAGAGAAAATTAGACTGCTAATATAGGCTAATTAATCTATATTAAACTCATTGTTCAAAACTTTATAGTATTCTATTTTTTCTAGGAGTTCTGGTGTAGAAAACTTTACTGTCTCTCTACTTAAATGTAAAATTTCTTGAGCTATGTCGTATCCGTATTCTTTATTTAGATTTAAAGCAAACTCATAATTTCTACCTTGAGAGTGTACATTACAGCCGTAACATTGGGGTCTAGCGTTTGTATCTAGCCATCTTGTAGCATAAAATCTTCTAGACATAAAATGTCCACACTGCATAGAATCTTTATAATGCCTAACCCTGTCGCAAGTATAGCATTTTACATAACCGTTATGATCTGCGTTCTTTAAACGAATGTATCTACTAAATTCTGCGTCTAGTTTTTTTACTACTTTGCTTCTGGATAATTTTTTTTTCAAAATTAACTTGCATTATATTATATTAATATTATATTAATTAAACTTATATTATAAGACTTATATTAATATTAGACTTATACTAATATAATATTTATTTTTGAGAAATATTTTTAAATTTCTCTGCTCCTCTAGAACCAAAATAGGCTACATAAACTGTTATTAAAAGAGACTTGAGCAAATCTATCCAACCAGAATCTACACCAAAATTTATATCGAATCCGTCTAACAGTATAAACACTATTAAGGAAATAGTTAAGAATATTAACGACAAAGGTCTTACGTTTTTAGCTAAACTAGAATCTGATTTGTTGTCAGACTCCCACCTTTTAGTAATCTCTACTAACTCGTTATTATCCATTTCAAGTAGCTTTAAAGCAGTTTCTTTGTCTTGCTGAGGCATTGACTCGTCTTTATTAATTAAGTTCTTTACAAGCCCTAATAATCCTTTGTCTGGTATACTGTCAGTTAGTGATGTAAATACTCCTCCTTTTCCAATAAGAAACTTACCTACTTTAGTATCTTTGAACTTTTTTTTCATAGCTCATTAATTTTATTTATAGTTTCCTGCAGCTCTTCTTTAGAGACTTTAATTTTTAAACTTATATCTCCTATATACTGCATACGAGTCCTACCGTTTTTGTCTTGTATAACTAAAACAGGAAGAGCAGTAATACTTTTCTGTATGTCTTTAGGTTGGTTTTTTAAGTAACCAAATTTTATAATACAGTTTTTTAGTCCCCTAGTGTCGTAATTGTTAATCTGATTCCATTGAGCATTAATCTGAAAAACAGTTACTTCTTGAGCGTTAACATAAACCGCAGCTAATACAAATATCGCACATAATAGTTTTTTCATTTATTAATTATTTCAAACAACTTATCGTCTATCTTCTTTAACGACTCAGAGTTTTCTTCTACTTTTTCTCCAGTATTCATTATAGTCTCTCTAATTAAACGGTCTTTTAGATCGTACTCAGTTCTACTAATTTCTGGGACAGGAAGTTCTTTAGCCTCTTGGATGTCAGCTTGTAAAGCAAACCACATTCCTATTAAAGTAGATAAGGCTACTCCAATTCCTATAAGTGTTTTAATACTTATTTCAAATTTACTTTCTTCGCTTAGTTCACTCATTATTTAAATTCTTTATACTCTTCCTTCGCATCAAAACTTGGACAAGGTTTTTTACTAGTAAAGTCTTTATGACCGTATACTATTGAACCTGGATATTTTTTCTGTAGGTCTTTTATTAATTTTATTAAAGATTCTTTTTGAGATTCAGTCCTAGTATCTAACCAGTTTTCCATATTTCTATCCATACCGCCAATATAACAAACACCTATAGAGCTTCTGTTTTTTCCTTTAACGTGAGCTCCTATTTTATTTTCAGGTCTACCAGGCTCTACTTCTCCGTCTAGTTTAATAACGTAATGATAACCAACGTCAGACCACCCATTACCGTTAACGTGCCAGTCTCTTATATCCTTAACATCAAAGTCCTTAAACTCTGGAGTTGCAGAACAGTGTATTATTATTTTATCTATTTTTCTCATTTGAAATCCATCTACTTATAGTATAGCCTATAGTACAGATAAGTAATATAATTTTTAAGCCTAACTCTACTTCTGTCATTGATACTCCTAGTGCTATTGTATTATAAAAATATATTTTCAAATCTGTAAAATTCATAATTATTTATTTTCTTCTTCTATAACTTCGTAAGAACCGTCTTTAAGATCAATATTAATTTTTCCGTAAGACTCTTCTAGTTCTTGTTTAGTTTTGTTTTGCTCTTCTTGAACTCCTAAATGTGCGTGAGACAACGAGTGAATTTCTATCTGCAGCATACCAATTCTGTTTTGGATTTCTACTTTAGCGTTCTCTTGTTTGTGTAATACTTCTAACTCTTCTTTTTTAATTTTAGACATTTTATTTATTTTAAAGTGAATAGTAAATATATTATTTTTTCTTCTTTTTAACTACTTTTTTACTAGACCATAACTCTTCAGTAAATTCAGTAAGATCATATAACTCAGCTTTTTCTTTGTCTCCCTGGATTATTAAGTCTTGACCTTTAGAATAGCTTACAGTTATTTTACCATCCATAGTATGGTTTGAATACCAAACCTTTACTTTGTTGTCTTGTAATACTTCTACTTTTTCTACTTTTTTCATATTATTTACATTTACATTCTTTCTTTAACAAATCTACTTCTGCTTTTAGTTCTTGTATTGCTTTTAACATTATTGGAACTAATACTGAATACTTAACTGATTTTGTTTTTTCCTCGCTTTCTGGGTCTTTTGTGTCCTCTACTAAACTTGGAAATACATTTTCAATTTCTTGTGCTATAACTCCTATTTGTTTATCCTGTTGACCAATAAAATTATAATTACGAATCTTAACTTTCATTAAGTCGTCTAATTTTGGAGTAGCATCTACTATGTTTTCTTTTAATCTTTCATCAGAAATTGCACCATAAGAATTATTAACATTTTGCACATTTCCATTTGAATAAATAAATAAACGATTTGTTCCACTATTTGGGTCTCCTTGTCTACAAATCATAAAATAACCATTAGTACCTGTAGTAGCTTGGTTTAATTGAAGTACACTATTATTTTCAGTACTAGTATTTGTATTTCTTACAATTAAAGCATATCCCTGTGAAGAATTTTTTGCAATATGATGAGCACTATATCCATAACTATTAGTTACATCACCTATATAAACTGTCCCTCCGTTAAGAATACGCATTCTCTCTGTATTATCTCCAGTATTAAAAGTCATAGCTGTGCTTCCACCTGAGCTTGATTCTGCTACATAATTTATAGAGCCTCTAATACCTGCACCTATTGCACCTGAGCCATCTTCAGAGAAAAAATTAATACCACCAATTCTTTCGCCATTCCAACTTGAATCGTTTTTAGTACATTTTAACGTAATTATAGAAGTGTCTGCACCACCCTTTAAACTTAAAAGAGTTCCAGGAGCGTTTTCGCCTATTCCTACATTTCCTGCTTCGTTAATCCACATAGCATCTTTTGCTACATTGTTTTGTAAAACTCCAAATTTTAAACCTGTGCTTCTTGCTGCCGCTGAACTAAAATCTGCTGTTCTATAACCCATAATATTTGAGCCAACATCAGCACCACTTGCACTACCTGCTGCTAATACTAATTTTGCATAAGGAGCGGTAGAGCTTGTTTGACCAGATGCTTTTACTAATAATACTGGACTTGCATCGTCTTTTTCAATATGTAAATCTGTTAGAGGGTCATCAGTTCCTATTCCTACGTCTCCTGTCGTTTTAGCAGTTATTATATTTGATGTTTGAAAATCAGTACCCACATAATTAAGCGACCAAAGATAAGGTGCAGCAGCAGTTTTGATTTGCCAATTTCTGGCATCTAATCCCATTCTTAAACTTGACTGACCATTTTGACCGTTTATATACATTTCTGTATTTCCAGATGATTTTAACAAATGAAGTGTATAATCAGGGTCATCACTACCTATTCCTACGTTTGCATTGTTTCCTTTTATAGTTATTGCATCCGTATAATAAGCATCATTTTCTGCTGAACTTGCAGTTGTTTTAACTTGGAATTTTAAATCTGCGTGTGTTGTTGATGCTCCCTCTACAAGTCTTAATTTAGCTGCTAAAACATTTCCTGTGCTTGATGTTCTTGTAAAGGTTTGAACTACATCCTCTGCTGTTGTATCTCCTGTTCCACCAAATATGTTAAAATTACCTATTGGCAAATTAGTTTGTATTCCTACTTTTCCATTTCCTTTTACAATAAAATCTGAATTTCCATTATCATCTCTAACTTCAAAAGTTTTTCCACTTGCACTATTTCCACCACCTTTAACTAATAAACCATAAGATGTAGCAGTTGAGCCACTATTATTTTCTATTGTTACTAACGGAGCACCTGACGCTGCTGCACCAAGAAATGTTGCACCAACTCCTGTAATAGAACCACCTAAATATAAATCTTTAAATCTATAAGTTGGAAAACCTAAATCTGCATCATTATCAATAATAGTACCTGCATTATCAGTAGGTAAAATACCATTAGCGTGCATTCTTAAACCATTATGACCAGAACTTGTGCTATAAATATTTATATCTCCTGCTGTGTTTCCTATGTTTCCAACAGTCCCAACTGAAAACGCACTTGTTGAATTTGATTTTACATTTCCTGCAAAAGTTGCGTTTCCAGTTGTTTTGGCTATTGTTAAGTAATTAGCAACTCCATTTTCTCGTATAGTAAAATCTCCTGCTGATGGGTAACCTGAATAAATACCAAAACCATTTGCAGCATCTCCAGTTTGTCCACCCTGTAAAGTAAGAACAGAATAATTATCTCCACTTATTATATCAGTTACTGCAACACCTGTAGTTTTATTAACAGTTACATTACCTGCAAAAGTTGAGTTTTGTGATGAATCAATAGTTAAAGCTCTTGTATTTCCAGTTTTTATTGAAAACGAATGTGATGTTGATGTTCCTAAAGACATATCAGTAGTAGCATCATCGTAACTCCAATCTCCTGCTACTGCACCACCATTTCTTTGTGCTTTATAAATTATTGCACTTTGACCTGCTGAATATATACCATTAGCAGTTACATCTCCTGCAAAAGTTGCGTTCCCTGAACTGTCAATTGTTACTTTAGCTGAACCACCTGCAAATATTCTTACCCCTTGACCTGCTGATGTTCCTGCAATACCAGACGAAAAATCAGATGCACCATTAAAGAAAATACCTTTATTTTGAGCAGTAAAAATATCATTTGCTGTTGATACTATTCCACTTGCTGCAGCTACTGTAAATTTATCTGTATTTACTGCAAAGTCTCCTGTAACCGAAGCTCCTAGTGTAGTATCTAAAGAACCTGTAACTGTCAGAGCCGTTCCACTTTCTGAAACTATAGAGTCTCCTAGTGTGTTTGCAGTTGTCCAAACAGGAAGGTTTCCTATACTACCTTGTCCGTCTACTTGACTATGATCTAGTTTTGACCATCTGTTGTCAGCATCTGCTATAACCCAGTCTCCAATAGACCAGTCTGTAATTCCGTTTAAGTTTGTTGTTCCTGCGTAGTTTACTACATAGTATTGTCCTTGTTGAATAAAAGGACTTGCATCAATAGTATAAGCTTCACTGCTTAACATTATATCTGCGTCTAGTGATAACTGCGTATTACTGTCTATAACCGTTACTAGAGCACTTTGACCGTCTACTTGGTTTATTACTTTGTCTCCTATTGAAACTGTAACATTAAAGTTTTGACTAGTGTCTATT